GCATCACAATGCTCGTAGCAGTTTGAACAGAAATCTGTTTCGATTGGCAATAAAGGTGCGTTGCAACAATTACTCACTACTTGTTCCATCTTCCAGTTGTTTTAATTGGTTAGTAAAATCTTGTTCTATTTGTATAAATGCAAAAGTGCCTATGTGGTCTTTTTGTATTTCAGATAATGAACAGCGTTTAAATCCTGATAGCCTAAAATGGTTTCCTCCCGCTTTTCTGTCCCCAAGAAAACCACCTACATTAAATGTACACAAATCATTTCCCTTCTTGTCTTGTACTCTTATTCTCATTTTTCTAGTTGTTTTAATATTTGTTTGTCTATATTTAGGAGTAGCTTGGTGTACTCCGCTGTACTTAGCTTATAGGCTTTTCTTTTGCCAATAGTTTGAGCTAATACAGTCTCCACTATATGGAGTTCGTCACTATCTAGTTTAATATTAAATTTGCTCACAATCTTCGGCATCTAATTCATCAAACTTCTCGATGGTTTCTGTCATCTCATCCACTAGCGACCAGTTCTCTAATCTAGTGTATTCTAATCGCTGATTCCAAAGGAGGTGGATTATTAAGTCTATTTCTTCATTTGTAAGCCTAACAGGGGCTGTTTTCTCAGTTCTAGTTTTTCGTATCATAATTATATATCTTTTTCTTTATGCTCTAAATAAGATGTTGTAAATGCCCCAAAGCAATATACTGGGAACTCCATAAAGTCATGAAACTTATTTGCTGGGTCTTGTAAATCCCTTTCGTGGTTTTTATAAAGCTCATCTTTGAACGTCATAAAAAACTTATAGAATTCATAACCAACTGTTGCAATCTCAGCCTCAGTAATATTTAATTCTGGACTTGCTAAATCTAATTCTCTGTTTTCTTTGCTTTTAATTGTCATAATTACTCGCTTATTTCGTCTAAATATTCTGTAATCTTATTTGCTACATCAGGAAAATCAGTAAATAATACCTGACAGATGTCGCTATCTGAATGAATATTGTTTCCATTTGCCAATACTTCTAAGCCATTCTTGAAGCCCATTTCCCTCATTCGTAAACTGTTTTTCGTTGTTCTCATAATTATCTTTGTTTTAAAATTATACTGCAATATATAAAAAATATTCCAACTGCCAAACATATTATAAAAAAAAGAGGGAAATATTTCTAAATCCCCCTAGACAAATTAACTAAAAACAAAACATCCTTACTTAAAAGGTTTATTATCTATTGCAATATAATAAAAATATTTTACTTGACAATATACATTCCTTTAGGCACACTCCTAGTCAATATATATTGAATTCCGTACCTACTAGCATCGATAAGGTGGTTGTAGTTGTCGACTGGCTTTACCCCCCTAATATCCCAAACATAGTTATTGAACTCTTTTACTAAGTTCTCCCCATCTAAATTGATATTGTAGTCCTGCATCAAAGCAATCCCACTTAATATACTTCCTTTCTTCTTTATAGTCGGAGTGACGTTTAAAGGTGGGTTCTTCATCTTCATTTCGGATAAAAGGCGTGGCTCACTATTATCACATACAATTAGCTTTCTACCTGCTACTCTACGGCAATGCTCGTATATCTGGGAGGTTACTAGCCCTTTCTTATAAAGATGTTCCTTTAACCAAATTATTTTCCTTTCTTTGTCAACGCAAATTTCAACCAGGGCTGAAGCATCTCGAGCAAATCCGAAGTCAAGTGCGAATATTGAATCTATCTCGGTATTGAATTGTCCTATTTGCCAATCAGTAAATACTACTCCCTCTGCTTTTTGTAGCCAACCCCCCATAATTTGATGGGCGTACTTCTCTGGGCGACGTTCCTTAATCTTTTCAATCTCGTTAACGAATGATTTAGACAGGTGGTCAACGTTGTCTAAGTAGGTTGTGTGGATATAAGTTACCCCTTCTTTAGTGCCGTTAAATCCATCTGGTATTCCTCTATTTTGGAAGAATCTTTGGTATATCCAATGTTCTTTTGTAGTGGGGTTTAGAATCAATATACATCTATTTTTGGCAACCTTACTTCTAATGGAGTAGTCAATCTTGTCAAAGCCAGTCTCATCATTTAATTCTTCAGCCTCATCAAGTACAAAAGTATTAACCCCTTGAATTGACTTCAGCTTTGCAGTCTGGTCTCCACTTGCAGTTTTAATCCCACTAAAGTATATGGAACTATTGGTTAGCTTATTGGTAATCTCAGTCTTTGTAATAGTAAAGAATTCAGCTACCCCCATCAGTTCTATCTTCTCCATGAACTCAGGTATAATACTCATAGAGGCACTACTCATTGTATAACGAGTAAAAAGTGTCTTTGTATTCTGTTCGTATGTTAGAAGCACTAAGAAGGTGTTTACGGCAAATGATTTACCGGAACCTCTACCTCCTGTAATTACAAAGTATCTACTATCACTATTGAATAGCGTTTGGTACTTAGGATTTAAATCTATTTTGTTTGCCATATTGATTTCAGATTTTTCTGAATATTTTCTCACTTATTATCACAATGCCATAAATCATTCTCAGTTAAATATTCTGGACTATAACAAGGTAGATAGTCTCCTTGTATTAGGTGGTGGAATAATACTCCTTCTTTTTCTACTTCCATTATCTTTTACTGTTATATATATCTTCTATTTTCTTATTTCTTTTTAGCTCTTCCTTTGAATTGCCTCTCCATTTTCTCCTTCTAGCTATTCTTGATAGTTTACCCTTTCTGCTCATCTGTATCGAATTTATAATTGTTAAAACAATCTTTCCATTTGCCACTAAGACTAAACCTAATAGCTTGCATATTTCCCTCATTCTTAAATATAAAGAACCCATTGTAATAAGTAGAGTAAACTGCAAAATAATCTACTAAACCTAACGAGTAATCCGCTTTATTATTCTGAAGGGGAGTTTTTATATTTGATTCACCTTCACTAGGAGATTTTCCTGTTGACTTAATCTGAACTTTATATAATTTACTATGGGTATCAACTACACAATCATAAGGGCTTGAATCTAGTAAAGGTTTACTAACAGAGAAACCTCGTTTAATACACTCTGCAAAAAACAAGGTTTCCCCATAACATCCTATATAGTTACTGTCTTTCATGTTTTTTACTTAAATCACTTGAGTAATGATAACCCAATATAGGATTAACATAATAGTTCCAGAAATCATCTGGAAACTTACTGCTATCATTTATTCTCATTTGTCTTTTTGATTTCTTCATGGTCAATATCTATTGTTTTAGGTTTAGCGAAATCCACAACTGGGATATTCACATTAGTATTTACATTTATATCCTGTTGCTCCTTTGGTTTACCATAGCGGTATTCCCACAACATTTTAGTGTAGTTGAAGTTCCCTTCAGAGGCTTTGTTGGCAATATGAATCCAAGCCTTTTCCTCACTACCAAACGCCTTCTTTAGTGCTTTGAGCGTTAAAGCATTTGTCTCTTTCTCTTTAATCTTAGGGGGTCTCCCTTGTCCCCTAGATACTCCCTTTAAAGCACCATTATTTCTCCTGCCATCTACTTTCTTTGGTTTATCTTTCTCTTCCATAATTTATTCTAATATATATCCATTTCTATTATAATAATCTTCCCTTTGTTCAAATCTAACTTTAATTTTTTTGTACTTTTTATTGACCTCTGAAGTTGAAACTATAATTTGGTTATGAGCTTTTTTTAAGTTATTATAGCTTTCTTTTAGGTGGTTATATTTATCTAGTAGTCTTAAATACTTAGGAGTAGTTACTTCAGCACTACTAGACTCACTAATAAGTGTCAATAGAGACTTATCTAATAAATTTACAAATTGATTGTTTATCTCTAAATAATCAGCATTTAGGCTATAGTCATAACTCATAAACCCTTGTAATTGCTTGATTGAGTGGATAGCAGTAGCATGGTGCTTGCCAAATGTATCGGCTATAGTCTCTAAACTCATTCTAGTATTATCTCTTAGTATCTTATAATACATAGCCCTTCCCATAACGTAATCCCTACGTCTACTGTTTTTATGAATATCTATTCCATAAAATTCACACACTACGTCACTTGCTATCTTCTTAATTTTTTTAACCTTTTCTATTTTATCTATCA